GGCTGCCTGGGCTTCTGCTGCCGCGTCGGTGGCTGCCTTGACAGCTGCCGCCGTGCGCTGTTCTGCCGCCTCTACGGCCTTGCGCGCCTCGTCGGTGGTGCTGTTCATGGTGGCGACCAGCTCCGCGCTTTCACTCCCGAATTCTCCCACAAGCCCCTCCAGCTCGGTGGCCGACTTTTCGATGCGCGCCACCTGCTCGCTGGCTTTCGTGTCATACTCGGCCATGGCCTTGTCGTAGCGGTCGGCAGCTTCCTGGGCTGGCCGTTGCAGCTGCTCGATTTGTTCGGGCGTGAAGTCGTCGTAAGTAAAGGCGTTGCCACGGGTGTAGTCAGCTACCAGCGCACTGCCCTGCTTGTCGGTGCTGCTCGGCTTATCCCATAAGAGGATGTGCAGGTCAGCAGGGTAAAAGACGTTTTGCACGCCGCCCTCAAAGGCTGGGTTATCCAGCTGCAAATGCAGTTCATGGTGCAGCTCACCCTCGCAGAGGTTGTGCGCCTTGAAAAAGACCAGCAGGTCGCCGCCCTCTGGCGTGCAGTTGGTGTAAACGCCGCCCTGCCTGCTGGCGACGTACTCACGCCCGTGCTGTGTCCAATAGCGGAGCGTGAAGTCTATGTCGGTAGGCAGTGGCACCGCTTTGCCTGTGATGTCCACAAAGGACTCACGCAGCACAAAGTCGCTTTTATAGTTCTGGTATTGTGTAGCCATTATGTCAGTCTTATATTTCCGTTTGCGTCCAGGCGCATGGTGCCTGATGATGTGGTGCGTATGCGCGGCGGCACCACGGCTATGGTCAGCTGCTTGTAAACAGTCGATTTATAGACCGAGGCAGCGTTCACCACGGTGGTGCCTGCTGCTGTCGGCGTGATGATGCCGTCGGGAGTTATCATTAAGGCGCGGTTGTCTGCGATGAAAAGCACGCCGCCCTCACCATAGCCAGGCACGGCACGCGCTTTAATTTGCGGGTGCACACCCTCGGCCAGCGTTACCTCCGTCGGGCAGTAGTCTATTACCACCTGTTTGGGGGCGGGCTTGGTGCTTGCCTCTGCTTGCAGGGTGGCCGTCAGTTCTTCCACCAGCAGACGGGTAGCTTCAGCACGCTGGGCTGCCACTGTTGCAGCTGTGGCCGCTTCGTCAGCACCTGCCAGACGTTTGTCGATGTCCTGCGTAATTTCGGGCACGTTGGTGTTGAGAAAGAGCTGCAAAGCCGTGCGAATGTCGCCGCAGGTGTCTATTAGGTCGGCAAAGAGCGCGCCCACCATGTGGGGCGTTACGGCCTTGTTTGCCACTGCGTCGCGGATAGCTGCCGCCCGTTCCTGGAGCGTCAGCCTGTCAAAGTCTTTGAGCGTGATGTTTGTAATTTCCATTATGCGAAACTGTCGTTAAATTCATTACTAAATATGCTTGTTACAGCCTGGCCGCTCTTGTTCGGTGGCGGCTCATTGCTTGCGGCGGCTTTCTTGGCCTCGTTCAGTACGTCGTTTAATACGTTCTCCTCGGGTTCTGCCGCCACTCCCATGGCTTTAGGCTGCTGTGTCGTTACGCCGCTGTCGTACATGGTGCCTATGGTCGTAATGATGCCAGGGCGCACAAGCGGCGGCGGTGGTAAGATGTTCGGCGCGTGGATAGAGCGCACACGCAGCAGCAGTGCCCGCTCGTCTGTGCTCGGTATCTCGGTAGCAGGACAGATGCCACGCGCCGCCACCAGCTCCGCCGTGCGGCTGTCCACGATGTCGCCCAGGTCATACTCAAGCTCCTGGCCGTCCGTCAGGCGGTCGGTAATGCTCAACCCGTTGCGCTCTGCCAGGGCGAACACGCCCTCGGCACTGCCCAGCACCTGGATGGCCACGTCAAAAAGGCTCTGCCTGTCTTTTACCGTTACTTTCATTTACTCTATTGTTAAGGTTCCGTCCTCGTTCAGTCTGACCGTTTCGGCGGCCACCTTACAGGCTCGGAGCATTTTTTTTGTTTCCTGCGGCCAGAACGGGTCGACACAGCCGCCCAACTGCTGGCGCACCTCGGCACCCAGCAGCGGAAATTCTTTGAACTCGCCGCGCATGGCCAGCAGCACGCTTTCACAGACCTGCGCCTCGCAGCCTGTAATTTCGGCCTGTTTGCCCCTGCCGATAAGCAGGTCGCCCGTGTTGGTGTCTGTTATTAGTCCGTTCATTGCCTTAATGCTTTACTTTGTCGTCCTCATAGTCGCTGCGCTGGGATAAGGCCAGCTGCTGACCCGCCCACGATGATACGGCACCCTTGAGGGCTGCGCCACCGTCCTGCGGTGCTGGCACCCATGAGGAAAAGACCGATTTAAGGTTGTTAATGTCCTTTTCTATTGTGTTCAGGTGGCTGGTCAGGTCGGCCACGTTGATAAGGCCGCCCAGCTTGCCGCCGTTGAAAGCTGCCGAGCTGTCGTCGATGTCCAGCGTTATGCTGTCTTTCACGTTCAGGCTGATGCCGCCCTTTGTTATGGTCAGCTTTGTGCCGTCGTTGATGTTCACCTCGATGCTTTCCACGTCCTCGGTCAGCACCACCACGCCAGCGGAATAGCCCGACAGCATGGCCACAGCCACATAGCTGCCGACGCGGGGGAAAAGCACCACGCCCAGCTTCGCCGCCTGGTTGGCTTGCAGGTTCACGCCCAGCACAGGCGCGTCCTCGTTGATAGGCTCCACGTCCACCGTGCGGGCTTCCGTGTCCACAGCGGACACAGTGCCCACCATGATGCTGGCACTTTCTCCCTCGGTGGCAAGCTGCCGTATTATGTGTTTTAGTCCGCTCATTATTTCGCTACTCTTAGGCCGAGCGTTATTTCCTGACGATAGCCGCCCGTGCCGTACTTTATTACGTTTTTCTTTACTTGATATACGCCCATTTTGTTGCCGTCTATCTTTATGCCGATAGCGTCCAGCTTATCGACCAGACGGTAGCCGAATGTGCTAAAGCTGCCTGTAAGGCCGTCCACCTTTAGGCGTTTTATTTCCTGCTCTGCCCATGCCTTTAGCTCGCTTTCCGTCTTGTTGTACGTATGGATCGTCCGCTTCTCGCCGTCCTTGTCGCCCACCTCCACTTTTATTTTTTTGTTGTCGGGCATGATGCTGACGGCTTTAATGCACAGGCGTATGTTTGCAGCCAGCTGCTGCTCGAGGCTGCTGTCGCTTATGATGTTCACCCCCGTGGCAAACACCTGGCTGGGCTGTGTGTCGCGCTCGAAAAGCACCCCGCAGTAAAGTACGGGCGTGCCGTCCTCATAGCGGTAAAAGCTGCGGATGCCACTGTCTTGGAGCCTGCCCAACAGGGCGGCCACCGTGTCGTCCGTAACGCGGAACTGCCCCAGGTTCTGCTCACCGAACACCTTAACATTTTCGAGCCCCTGGTCTTTCAGCAGCGTTCCCAGGTTCACGTTTTTATATGCCTTTTTGGTGCAGGCCATTTGTTTGAGCTTAAACATTTCGTCCTCGCAGGTCAGCACTATGGGCGTTTTAATGCCCACGCTGCGCACATACCCAGCAAAGGCCAGCTCCATGTCCTCGCCGTAGCCCGTCCACACCTTGATGCTGTCGCCGCGCTTCACAGGGATTTGCGCCTCACCGTCCCACTTTATGCGTTTCGGTAAGGTTACTTTGCACTCGTCCGTGAGCTTCTCGGTGTCCCTGGTGATTTCCACCGAAGACACGAAAGGCACCTGCCACGACTTGTCGCCCTGTATCTCTATTTTTGCGCTTAATACGTACATTTAACAGGCATTTAATAGGTGTTAATACTCGGTGCTGTAAACATTATATTCCGTATCTGACAGAGCCGACAGCGTAATGGGCTGGTAGTTGCTTTCCGTGGCCTGCGCCACTGCAAAGTCGGTTATTACCAGCCTGTCTATGTCGAAAATCTCCAGAAAGGCAGAATTTACCAGGATGGGCTCGTTCAGGTCAAAGAACGCCCGCAGCTCCTTGATGCCCTCGGTGGGGTACTCGTCCACAAATACGCCGTCCTTTACGGCCTGCACGCCCACGGCGATTTTAACGGTGTAGTCGTCTGCGTTCACATACTCTTTTACCGTGCCGTCCATGCCCACCAGCTGGGTGGTTACTATGTTCTTTTTTCGGCTTACCGACACGACCGCGTCGTTCATCTCCAGCTGTTCGCCGTTCTCCTTGCGGAAATAGAGCGTACAGAGCGCGTAACGGTCAGCCCAGAAAGACGGGTCGGTCATGGGTGCCGCTATCTCCTTGGCCTGCATGGTCGCGCCGTTGTTGTCCCAATTTGGCGGGGCGGCGGTACGGGCAGGCTTAAAGCGGTACAGCGCGCCCTTGAGCTGATGCGCTGCGCCTATGGCTGCGACGCTTACAAAGTTGAAATTAAGCGGTAACATATTATGCTAATTGCGTGTCGTTAAGCGCGGAAAGCAAAACCTCGGTTACAGTCTCTTTAACCCTTTCCGCGCTTTCGGTTAAAGTGGCCGTGTGCACCTCGAACTTATCCACCAGCCGCTCGATGTTCACAGTTATATTTCTTATCTTGTCGGCACCCGTACTGCCCGCGCTCTTGGTGCTGGTCTTGCCGCCCGTTACGTCGGTGGCTCCAGCTGTCGGGCTTTGTATGGTCGGCACCTGCGGCGTTTCGGGGATGCCTGGTATGGCCGCCTGTGTCGGCTTCTGCTCCTTTTTCTTTTTGGCCTCCTGCTCCTTTGCGCTGGCGGCCATTTCCTCGTCGTAGGCCGTCTTAAAGGCGGAGCCTATCTGCTTGCCGTAGTCCGAAAAGCCCGCCTTTAACTTGTTCAGGGCAGCACTGATGCCCGCCCCGTCCAGATGAAAGCACGCTTTCAGCAGGTCGCCTATGGCTCCAAACACCTGTTTGGCCAGCTCTGCGATGCCTGTAAACATGGCCTTAAATGATGCCCACGTTCCCTTCAGGACAGCGCGGAACTTGGCCGACGTGTTCCAGAAGTACACACCCACAGCCACCAGCGCGGCTATGGCCGCAGCTATCCAGCCGATGATGGGTATGTTCATAATGGCCACGCTTACGGCACGGCAGGCAGTAACTGCCGCCATTTTGAACGCGCCGAAAGCCGTAGAGGCTATGCCCGCAAAAGTGGTCGATGCGGTGCCCGTCGTAACCAATGACAGCAGGAACGCGCCCAGGGCTTTAAGCCCCTCAAAGATGCCCACCGTGGCAAAGCGCAGCACTGCCAGCGTGGCGCGGGTGATGTTTATCATAAACCCGTTGCTGACAAACTGACCCGTCACAAGCTCCCTGTTCATTAAGGCAGCCTGTATGCGGGCGGCGTACATGTAGCCGCGAATGTTGCCCCACATGTTCGCCCACTGTATGCCCTTTATCCAGGTCATAAGACTGCCCAGACCTGAAAACAGGGGCATGAGCTGCGCCACAGGCACCAGAACGGAAGACAGGGCACCCGCCCACATGGTCGCGCCGCCCGTAGCCTGGAAAAGGCTAATTTTCACGTCCTCGATTTGCTGGTTTATGCGCGCCTGCTTTTCGGCGTAGCTGTCCATGATAATGGCCGCCTGTTCCTCCGCGCTGCTGGTGCCCGTTACCTGCTCGGTAAAGGCTGCCAGCTGGTCGGTGCCCTGCACCAGGGCGCGGGCGGCGTTGGCGTTCTCCATGCCGAACAGCTTGCTAAATAGCGCGCTGTCATTAAGCACGGGCTTGAGCATTTCCAGGCGTTCCTTCAGGGTCTTGTTTTTGTCGCCTAAAGCCAGCACGTCGATGCCCGCAGCCTCCAGCTCCTCGCGGGTGTCTTTCGGCAAAAATCTGCCCTGCGACAGTATGGCCATGGTGTTGCGCAGAGCCACACCGCCCTCACTGCCTTTTTTGCCCGCCTTGTCCAGCACCTGGATGGCCGCGTTTGTTTCCTCAAAGCTGACGTTGGCAGCCTTGGCGGCCATACCGCACTGCTCCAGGGCGGCCTTGATTGCGGGCAGCTCGGCACTACCAGCCTGACCAGCGGCGGCCATGGTGTTCATCATGTCGGCCATGGTCTTGCTGGCTGCTATGGGGTCGTCCAGGCTTACGCCGTATTGGTTCATGGCGGTGGTCAGCACCTGCGCAGCGGCCACGCCGTCGCCGCCCATAAGTTTGCTTGTTATCTGTATGCTGTTGCCCATGGCTTGCAGAGCTTCGGGGCATTTGCCCAGCTCTGGGGTCAGCTGCGACAGCAGCAGTTTGTAGCCCTCCACGGCCACGGACGCGTCCGTGCCAAAGGCTTTTGCACTCTGGCGGGCGTAGCCCTCTATTTCTTTGAGCGAGTCGCCTGTAACACCTGCCACAGCTGAAAGGTCGTGCATTTGGCTGTCCAGCTTCACGCCACTGCTTGCCAGCCCCTCAAAGGTGCTCGCCAGGCGTTCCACGTAGCCGCTGGCCAGCTCAAAGGCCGCCATTTTCTGCGCCATGCTCACGACCCAGCCCTGCGCGTTCTCCACCTTTGCGGAAAACTCGCCGACCGCCTCGTTCATTTGCGACATTTTGGAAGTAAAGTCGCCGTTTACGTTAAACTGATAATTAAACGCCTGCATGGTTGCTGTGTTACTTGTTTATTTGTCTTTTGGTGTAAAAAGTGCGGCTATCATTTCGGCCTGCCGTTTCAGCCTCCAATTTTCCAGCCATACGGCCTGCGCATAATATGCTGCGAAGTCCTCGGCACTCCCAGCGGTCGGGTCGACGTGCAGGTTTGACCTGATAAGGGCGCAGGCTTTCAGAAAGCCGTCCTCGGGTTTGTCCTCCACGTCGTCCTGTGCGTTGAGCTGGTGCGCCTCTACAAGTTTTTTAGGCTTGCAGATACAGAGGCAAACGCCACATTGAGCTGCCCCATACATGCAGTAAAGAGCACAGCGTCATGGCGCAGGTCTTCACTGCCGCCCAACCAGCAACCGTCGAAGAGCGTCTGCGCGCTTCGCATTTCGTCTGATTTTGCCAGCTTATTGACCGCCGCCATGGTCTCCATGCTCGGACGTTTGAAATAGCCCACATGCAGGTCGCCGTCGTCCTCTACGTCGATGCGCGTAACCTTTCTGTGCTGGGCTTTCCACTTGTTAATGGTTTCCTGTGTTACACCTCCGTCGTAGGTGTGCTTTTCTGCCTGTGCAGCCTTGGTGTCTGTATTCATTTTAATGGGTCTTTAATGGGTTTTTAATGTGTCTTAAAACTGCTTTACGTTGGCGGTGGGTCGGCACTATGGCCGCCCACCACCCGCGCTTATTTGTTCCACTCGATATGCGACATTACGAGGTCGATTTCCACCTCCTGGCCTGTGTCGCCCTCTTTCCAGCCGCGCCCGTTGTTCTTGAAAAGGACATTGCGCAGCTTGTCGGTTGATACGATGCCCGTGTCGGGCAGATAGTTGACGATGATGTCAAAAGGCGCGATGTCTTGAAGCCTGCCCGTAAGGCTCTGCCGCTGGATTGCCTCGACCTCTTCCTGGTACAGTGTAATTTTGCCCGTCGCAGTAATGCGCCCCTTCGCGTAGCCGACAGGGTAGCGGCCTGCGCCGTACTTTGTTACGATGTCCTGGTCGTCCTTGTATTCGATGCCCGTAATGCCTGTAACGGGCACGCCTGCTATGACGAGCACGATGTCTGCCCAATCATATAATTTGCCATTGATGAATGGCACGCCGTTGTTTCCTACCATATTACAGTGATTTTACGTAACCGATTTTTACTTTCATTTTGCGGATAACACCCACGGGCACGTTCTTGATTACCACCTCTACGGTGCTGGTGCTCAAAACGTCCTGCTCAGGGTCGATTTTAGCCTCATAGCCTGAAAGCTCGCCTGCTTTCTCCATGTCCTCGAGGGCTTTGTTGGCCACGGTCTCCAGATAAGCCACGGTGTAGCTCTGGAGCTTGCCCGTGTTTGCGTCTATATACACGTTACCGCCCAGCTCTGGGGTCAGGTAGGTGCGTATGCCACGGCACGCCTTGTCCATGGTGCGCACCAGCTCTATGGCGTTGTAGTCGCTAATGGCCGCGTCCATGTTATGGCTGTCGTTCCAATAGCTGCCCGACACGCCCACAATGGGGGTCAGGAACAAATAGCGCGCTGTGTCCAATTTCTCCAGCCATGCCTTGTCCACTGAACGCACCAGGGTGCCGTCACTAAAGGCGGGCAGGGAAATGCCAGACGGGAATTTCTTAACCCATGAAATGCTTTCGTGAACTGCCGCCGCAGACACATGCCCCAGCCACACGCCTATGCAGCTGACGGCGTTCTTGGTCGTCTTGTTGGTAGCCTCCGCGAAAAGCAGCGCGCCCGTGTCGTTGGTACCGCCTGGCTGGGCGATGATAACGGACACACGCGGGGCGGCTCCTGCTATGTCGGTAGGGAGTGCCTGGTAGCCCCCTTTGAGGCTCGGTGCGTAGCCCACCGATACAGGGGCGTTATTGAGGTCTAAAGCGTCGGCCTGCGATTGCAGCAGGGTGGCGTTCTCCTTTGTCAGCTCCGTAAGGCCGTCCCAAATGCCGAACTGACGGATTGCGCCGTCGGCGTAGTTCTGCACGGTGGCCAGCTCTGCAAAGGTGTGCGCGGCGGGCTTCGTGAAAATACCCACATACAGCGTTATGCCGTTGTTAATGCGGAACACCTCGGACAGCTGGTAGTGCATGACACGGGCAGCCCAGGACGTTGCGTCTGACGTGATACCCAACGCTTCGGCTGCGTCTATGGTGCTGACGGCCTGCACGGCTTCGGCTTTGAAGTCTTCGGGGATGTCGGCTTCGTTTACGTAGAAAATCATGCCTGACACATGGTCTTGGCCTGGCAGACTTTTGGGGACGTTGCCGTTCTGTCTTTTGATTTCTAAAGAGTTCATTTTCTTTGTTTTTAATGTTTGTAATATCTACGCAGACAAAAGACGCAGCCCGCTGCTGCAAGCAGTAGTGCCAGGATAATGACCGCCCAGGCTTTCCAGCTGCTGCGCTGGGTCTTTACGTTGTCCGTGGTGTCGGTCCTGGCGGCCTCGGTCGTCTGCTGTTCCGTCTGCACGTGTGCCGTGCGGTCGGTAACAGTCTGCGTGCTGTCGGTCTGTTCCTTGGTCAGCTCCGCTTTAATGTCGGCCTGCGCCGTGCTTCTGGTCGTGTCCTTTCGCTTGGTCGCTGTGGTCTGCGTTAAAGCTGCTTTGACAGGCGGCAGCCCTGTGGCCGTGTCGGCTGGCTGTGTCGTATCGAATAGTAAAAGGTGCAGGGTCTGTTCAACGCTGGCCTCACTCTCTTGGTCAAATGTCTGCTGTAAGGCAGCCTGCAACAGACTATCGACCTGCGCCTTTATTCGTGTCTGCGTCGCGGTTGTTTCAGCTCCGATGCTGTCGGCGACGCTTTCAGCGGCGCGGTCATACTGCGCCCTGGCGGTTGTCGTCGTTACCTTCGTCGTCCCACAGCTGACGAGATACAGGGCACTCGTTAGCATGAGGACAGCCAGGGATTTTTTCAATAGCTTTGCGGAATTTATCAACATTGCGGCGTAGGCTTGTTATTTCCTTTTGGAGCGGCTCAACGACAGTCTCCACAAGCATTTGATTGGCTTTGCGTACGTTGTCCAGCTCCGAATTTTCCACAGCTGACATTTTGGCGGCCACCTCGGCGCGCAGTGCGTCGATTTCAGCCTTGTACTTGTCGCGGGTCAATATGGAGCCTAACCACGCGCCCAGGGACGCGCTTATGGTGCTGCTGCCGATAATTGCGAGTATAATTGTCGTTATGCTGCTCATTCAGGGGGTTAATGGGTTATTACTGATTTATGCCGATTTCACGCAGCCAGGCTGACACGTCGAAAGACGGGCAGGCTTTTGCGGCTACCTGATTATGGCCGATAATTTTTACTTTCGGGTGCGCGGTGTGGAAGTCTTTAACATACTTTTCCAGGGCTGCCTTCTGGGCTGCGGTGCGGGTGTCCTTGGGGGTCTTTCCGTCTGCTGCCACACCGCCAGCATAGACTATATGCCTGCTTATGCTGTTGTAGCCTTTTGCGCCGTTGGTGATTTCCCAGGGGTCTACCCATGCGTCCTCGTTGTTGGCGACCAGACGCTCCACGCTGCCATTGAGGTGCACCAGGTCTGTATATCCTACCTGTTTCCAGCCTCTGCCGCCCGCAGAGACGGGCGACGTGTGCCAGCGGCGTATTTCAGCCGCCGACACGTCGCGCCCCTCGGGGGTGGCAGTGCAGTGAAGTACCAGGTATTTAAGTTCCTGTTTCATCTTTAGGCAGTTTCTACCGTGCTGACGATTGCCGCGCGGGTCTTGTCGGCTTTAAGAGGCAGACAGATACCCCAGTTGCGGAAGTTCACCAAATTGCGGTGGTAAAGCGGGTCTTTCTCTGCTTCGCTGTAATACATTTTCACACTGCCGTTCGCTTTCATCATACCAGGGCAATAGAAAGCCACAGAGGCCTGGCGGTCGGTAGCGGCTGCCGTGGTGCCAAAGGCTTTTTTATTGCCTGCGCTGGTGTAGAACGGTGTGCCGTTATACTCGTAGATGTCAAAACCGTAAAGGCGGGCAATCTTACCCTCTGTCTGGTTGATGTTGTACTGTTCGCGGAATTTCTGATCGACAAGGAGCAGGTCATTTGCGTGGTCGCTGCAAAGCACCAAAATACGGTCTTTTGCAGGTGTGCCCATATTGTCAAATGCGGCCTTTAATGCGATGAGGTCAGCAGGCACCATGCGCTTGCGCAGGGTGGCAGCGTCTTTCTCTCCTGTGGTGCGCAGGACTATGGTCTTACCAGCTTCGGCCTTGTCTGGAGCGATGGCATGTATGGCCTTTTCGCGTTTCTTCTCTTTCAGAGCTTCGCGGTGGCGTTCCTGCACGCTGGCCATTTTGTCATAGCTGACAGCGTGGAGCTCGTCGTCTGTTACGGGGGTGGCCTCGGTGTCGAACTTGTCCAGGCTCACAGGCTTGTCCGCGTCGTCCAGCGATGTGATGTTCAGCGGGTAGGTGGTGTTATTTACCAGCACTTTAGGGTCGCCGCCGATTTCGGTAAAGTGGATAACGTCATTTTCCACATACTGGTCATAAGAGCGGATGCGGTCGTACCAGCCCAGATTTTCGGGCGCGGTGCGGAACGCCTTAATCATTTCGCCCGTCCAGATTTCAGTAAGTACACCTGCATGGAGGGCGTTTGCAGGCATAAAGCCGCCTGCCAGCAAAGCCACGCCGTTGGCTGCAAGTGCACCCACCACAGGGGTGCCGCCTACGGCACAGGAAATTGTGGCTCCCATTACGCTGTTTATGCCGACACTTACCAGCATCATGCACAAACAGCTGAAAATTTTTGTAATTGCTTTCATTGTTTATAACTTGTTAAATGGTTGTTTAACTATGGTTAGCGGGGCATGTCGATGCCATATTCTGCCTTATACAAGCGGGCATACTCCTGGGGCTGCTCCTTTTTCAGGTTCTCGATTTTGTCGGCGGGCACCTCGGACAGCTTGGCAAAGGTCTGATGCTCCGCACCAGCGGGCGCACCGTTGCTGCCAGGCTGCTGGTTAATCATGTCCAGCGGCTTGCTGGCGGGCGACATGCACTCCAGCGTTTCATTAAGCTTCTGCACGCCTACATTTTTACCCAGCTGGATAAAGTGGTCGCGCTTGGCTTCCGTGATACGTTTGTCCTTGACTGCCTGGTCAACCGCCGCAGTGATAGCGGCCAGCTCCATGCTCTGCGCCTTGTCGGCACTCTGTTTGAGCAGCTGCACAGCACTGTGCACCTGCTCCTCGGTCGCGTCTTCGGCCAGACCGAGCAACTGTAAGGTTTCTTTCTTCATGCGTTTATTATTGTTATTGTTAATACTTGCCGCAGGCTTGCCACCCTTGGCCTTTTCTTTGTCGTCTGTCGTGTTGTCCTGCCCGTCGGTCTTGGTCAGTTCCAGCAGGGGCAAAGCCTCGCACGCCTCACCTGCCGCCAGCGTCAGCAGCTGGCCGCTGTTCGACAGCTGCAAAGCGTCGTCATTGCTGCCGATGTCCACAATGCTAACCTCGGTAAGTTTGGAGCGCAGCACGGTGGCGCGTGTCTGGCCTGGCAGCAGGTGCACAGGGTCGACGCTGGTCTCCACGATGTCCAGCCCTGCGCTGCACATTTTCAGGAACCCGCCCTCCCACTTGTCGGCTATCTGTTTGGCGAATGGGTCGTTCACGTCAAACACGGGCGTGCCTTTCAGCGCGTCCCCGTCAAAATGCAAGTTTTCCACCCTGCCGATAGGCAGCGGGGTGCCATTGCTAAAACTCCTACGGTGCATCCACAGCAGCACGGGATTTTTTGAGTACTGCGAAATGTCGATGCCCGCTGTAATCACACGGCTGCCGTAACTGTTCAGGCGGCTGGTGCTGATAATCATTTCTTTTGCCATTTCATTGCGTATGTCTTAAAAAGACGGTAGGCGGCAGCCCTGGTGCTAAACCCGTTTAAGCACTCTTTTGCGTGGACTGCCAGCCTGTGCCGTCAGCGTCATTTTTCTACTCTGGGTTGTTGCGGCGGCAGGACTCGAACCTGCGACCTGGAGGGAATGAACCTCCCGAGCTACCACTGCTCTACGCCGCGATGTGGTTAGGTTTTTCGGTGCAAATTTGCGGGCTTTTTTCTGCCCCCGCAAAAAGAGTGTAAAGACTTGACACACTTTTTTTTACTCCCAATAATAATGCGGAATTTTGCAGCAGTTTTAACAGTATTAACCCCGCAGCGTTTGGCATTTCCATGCGCTGCCCTAACACATTAAAAAGTTATGAATGGCAACTAAAAAAGAACGTGAGGAAAAGAAAGACTACGCCCGCATTCTGTTTATGCAGGGAGACAGCCAAAAGGTCATAGCCGAAAAGACAGGCATAAGCGCGCAGACCATTACAAAGTGGGTGAACGGTGAGGGCTGGCAGGAACAGCGGGCGGCGCAGAATATCACACGCCCCGAACTTGTAAACAAGTTGCTGCGCACCATTGACAAAATGCTTGAGAGCGTAAACAACAGCGAAGACCCGACGGCCATAAACGGCCTGGGCGACAAGCTGGCCAAATTCTCGGCCACCATTGAAAAGCTGGACAAACACACCAGCATAGTGGACGTTATCGAGGTCTTTATGGCCTTTAGTAAGTGGTTACAGTTCCAGGCGCAGTTTGATGATGAGATAACACCCGAACTGCTCAAAACCATAAACAGATACCACAACCAATATATCGACTACCTGATGCAAAACAAACTTATAAAGTAACATGCCAAATTACGACAAACTGACAAGAAAAGAGGCACTCGAACTGTGGAAACAGCACTGTGCTGATGTGCAGACGGCCACCATGATAGGGCGCGGCGAAACAAACGCCCAGCGGGAGCAGCGCATTAAGCGTGTGCGTGCCGATTATTCCGCGTTTGTCGATTACTATTTTCCCCATTACACCCAGAACTCGCAGACAGGCGCGCAAACACCATGCGCGCCTTTCCACATTAAGGCGGCCAAAGAGGTAAAGGCAAACAGGAACCTGCGGGCGGTCTATAAATGGCACCGTGGCGCGGCAAAGTCCACACACCTGGACATATTTATCCCCCTGTGGCTAAAGTGTCAGGAACAGCGCGAAATTAACGTCATGGTGCTGGTGGGTAAGAGTGAAGACAACGCAAACACCCTGCTGGCCGACGTGCAGGCAGAGCTTCAGTACAACCAGCGTTATATTAACGATTTCGGCGAACAGTACAACAGCGGCTCTTGGGAGGAGGGCGAATTTGTTACAAAGGACGGCACGGCATTTTTTGCCCGTGGCCGTGGTCAGTCGCCCCGTGGTCTGCGATACCGCAGCCACCGCCCTGACTACATTGTCATAGACGACCTGGACGACGACGAGCTGTGCGAGAACCCCAGCCGCGTGCAGAGGCTTACCGATTGGGTAAAGGAGGCTTTGTTCGGTGCCCTGGACGGTGGCCGTGGCCGCTTTATCATGGTCGGCAACCTCATAGCCAAAAACAGCGTCCTGCAAAAGATTTCAGAGACCAAAGGCGTGCGCGTGTCGCAGGTCAATATATTGGACGAGAACGGCAACGTCTCATGGGCGGCCAAATGGACACGCGCAGAGGTGCAGGCCATTGAGGACTTCCAGGGGTACCGCTCATTTCAAAAAGAGTACATGAACAACCCGATTGTCGAGGGTGCCGTGTTCCGCCAGGAATGGATAAGGTGGGCAAAGCGGCCACAGTGGCGGCAGTTTGAGGAAATAGTCCTGTATATCGACCCCTCATGGAAAGGCTCAACAAAGAACGACTACAAAGCTGCAAAGCTCTGGGGTAAGGTCAAAGGCGGCCAGCTGTGGCACCTGCGCGCTTTCGTGCGGCAGGCTACCGTGGCCGAAATGGTGCGCTGGTGTTACGACCTCTACGAATGGGCACAGGCCACAGGCGTGGCCATAAAGTTCTACATGGAGGCCAACTTCATGCAGGACATGTTAATGGACGACTTTACAAAGGAGGGCGACCTGCGCGGCTACCAGCTGCCTATTATTGGCGACAAACGCAAAAAGCCCGACAAGTTCCAGCGTATTGAGGCCTCCGCACCGCTGTGGGAGCGCGGCTTTGTCTTTTACGACGAGAGCCAAAAGGACGACCCCGACATGCTGCGCGGCCTTGACCAGACGCTGGCATTCCAAAAGGGTATGCGCGGCCACGATGATGCGCCAGACGCTGACGAGTCGGCTATTAGCATACTGCAAAAACACTCTAAAATTACAAACTTCACGCCGTCTTTCGGAAAGCGGCGAAACGCAAAAAATGTAACATGGTAACTTTTATTAAAAAACTTGTGCGCGCCACCGTCTTTGAGTGGCGCAGAAAACGCGCCATAAAAAAGGCGCAGAAAGATGCTAACCTCCTGCGCCGTCGCTTCCTGGTGCTGGTACAGAACGGAAAGCCCGTTGTCGTGTCGATGCAGGGCGTTAAAAAGCTCATACGGTGCCACCGCTTTGCAAAGGGCTTCACGGCAGAGAAAGCCCGCGAAATAGCCCTTTACGTGGCAGACCCGCAACCCATTAAAAAGTAAAGCAAATGTTTCTTACAGATGAGGACTACAAGTCTGTGTGCGACGATTTCGAGTTTGAACAGCTCCAGGCACATACCGACATACGAAAGCAGGCCGAAAAGGCCGCCATGGAGAAAATAAGCAGCTACACCCGCGACCGCTACGACATGAAAAAGGCGTTTGCCCAGAAAGGCGACTGCCGTAACGCTATGCTGGTGGACTGCGCCGTAAACATTGCGCTGTATATACTTGTGCACCGTCTGCCTGGAGACATGGGCAGCGAAAGACGCGACCAAATGTATGAGGACAGCATTAAATGGCTAAAAGACGTGCAAGCCTCAAAGGCCACGCCTGACCTGCCCAGATACATAAGCGACGACGGCGACACTGACAGCCACAACCCCGTGCGCTTCGGCTCTGGCCTGGATAAGGTGGGCAGCTGCACATGGTAATTTACAAACCGTTAAACACCCGTTAAATGAACATTTTACAGAAAATAGGCAATATCTTTACAGGCGGCCAGGCGTACAGCAGTGCAGAGGTGCGCCGCATTGCCGAATTTGTCAAAAGCAAAGAGGGTCGCCGCCTTACCGCCGAACTCATAAGACAGACCGACAGCCTGACAAAAAAGGATGTGGGCATGTGGCGGCAGGCGTGGCAAATGGCCATAAACATAGACAACCCCAAACGGCAGAACCTTTACGACATTTACACCGACTGCCTCATTGACCTGCACCTTGAGGGCTGCATAGGCCAGCGTAAAGGCATGGTGATGAAACAAAAGTTCCGCATGGTGGGCGCAGACGGCAAAGAGGTGGAAAAGGCCACGGCTATGTTTGAGCGCGAATGGTTTAACGACTACTGCTCCCTGGCTCTGGACTCCCGTTTCTGGGGGCACAGCCTTGTGCAGTTTGGCGACATTGTGAAGACCTCGGACGGGTTGAGCTTTGAGGGCGTGGAGCTGGTGCCGCGTAAGCATGTGTGCCAGGAGCATGGTATGCTGCTGCGGAACACGGGCGACGATTGGCGCAGCGGCATAAGCTACCGCGAGGGTGAGCTGGCCAGCTGGTGCCTGGAGATAGGCAAACCCTACGACCTCGGCCTGCTGCTGAAATGCGCCCCGCAGTGCATAAGCAAAAAAAATATGCTGGGCTTCTGGGACATGTTCGGCGAAATTTTCGGCGCGCCTATGCGTATAGCAAAGGCCACCACCACAGACGACGCGGAACGTGCCAAAATCGAAAGTGCCCTCGAAAACATGGGCAGCGCGTTTTGGGGTCTGTTCCCTGACGGCACCGAAATTGACATAAAGGAAAGCAGCAGGGGTGATGCTTACAACGTCTATGACAAGCGCGTGGACAGATGTAACAGCGAAATTTCAAAGGGCATACTTAACCAGACCATGACCATAGACGCGGGCAGCTCGCTTTCACAGTCTGAAACGCACCTGGACGTGTTCGAGAATGTCATAGAGGCCGACAAAAAAATGCTGTCTAACAATGTGAACGACCACCTGCTGCCGTTCATGCAGGCGCACGGCTTCCCTGTCGGCGGCCTGCGCTTTGAGTGGGACGACGCGGCGGCCTTTACACCGTCAGAACAGCGCGAAATGGAGCGCGTGCTTCTGGAGTATTACGAAATAGACCCGCAGTATTTCACAGACAAATACAACGTGCCTATCACAGGCGTGCGTGAAAAAAAGACACAGCCCGACGCTTTTTTCGGGTAAGCCCCGCGCACGCTGCTGACCTGCGCGAAAAATACGGGGCTTTCCATGCAGCAGTAAATATGCTTTATGAGGACGACACGCTCCAGCTGGCCGCCGATGACGACGCGCCCAGCCTTGCCCCGTCTGTCTTCGATGCTGTGGCCGACCTTATCTATAAGGCTGGCGGCTTCGACATAAACCAGGTTAAAGACCCTGCGGCGCGCAAACTCTTGATCGAGACGGCGGCAGCCATTAACAGGGGCGTAAACACGCACCTGCCTACCGACGTGCCCGACACGCTGCGCTATGCCCTGGAAGAAAACAGCTTTATATTTTCGGGCTTTAAGACGTTCCACGCCATGCGTGAAATAGGGCTGTCGCTGCTGAACGACAAAGGCGAAATAAAGCAGTACGCCGATTTTCAGGCCGACGTGCTAAAGCTCAACAACAAGTATAACAAAGCCTATCTGTATGCCGAATATAAGCACGCCGTCGGCACCTGCCAAATGGCGGCCAAATGGGCGGCTTTGGAAGCAGACGGCGACCGCTACCTGTTGCAGTACCGCACGGCAGAGGACAACCGCGTGCGCCATGACCATGCCGCGCTAAACGGCATAACCCTGCCAGCGTCCGACCCGTTCTGGGAAAAATACTACCCACCAAACGGCTGGGGTTGTCGATGCACTGCCGTACAGGTGCGCCGTGGAAAGTATGAGGAAAGCGACCCAAAGGCCGCCATGGAGCTGGGCGACAACGCCACCGAAGCGGCAAAACAGCAGATTTTCCGTTTTAACGCGGGTAAAACGATGCGCTTGTTCCCAGATAAGCATCCCTACTTTAAGGCTCCCAAAGAGGCCAAAAAGGCCGTTACAGAGGTCGTCCAGGAAGAAAGCGCAGAGGTAAGGAAAGAACGCTACAAAGCAGAACTGCCCACCTACCTGACTGACGCGGAACGTGAAGCCATAGCGCAGAACTGCGTCGACATTGAGGCTGCGTTTGGTGTTCAGAAAGGCAAGGCCATGGACTACGACGCTGCCAACAAGGGAAAAGAAAACCCACAATTTAGTAAAGGTGGCGGCTATTATGTAAACTGCCAGACCTGCACCGTTACGCACTGGCTGCGCCGTCTCGGCTTCGACCTGGAAGCAAAGCCGAATGTAAACAAAAGCGCGTACAACGAAATGGACGCACAGGGCATAACATGGGAGGAGCGGTTCCTTAATATCGACGGCAAAAAGATAGATTACGACTACACCTACCGCTGGCAAGTGCGCAAAGGATATAAGAGCATGACAGCTACACGCTTGAAAGAATACTTTAAGGAAAAGTTTTCTGCCGATGGAGTGTACGAAATTTATTGCGCTTGGAAAGGTGGCAACGCACATGTATTTTTGGCCGACGTTTCAGGTGGTAAAGTGCGCTATTTCGACCCACAAAGCGGTGAGGACAACGTTAGCCGCTACATTGCAAGCATGAAGCCCAGCCGCGTGGGTGTCATACGCATAGACGACAAGATAATAAACCCGAAACTGAAAAATTTATTCATCAAGAAGACCAAATGACCGTAATAAAGCAAACGCCTCGTCGCCCGTTTTCAGGGCATATTTTCCCGCCTTGGCAAGTACCAAAACGGGCAAACCTGTGGGCATGTCAAAGCCGTTAGCATCTAAAAGGCTTAAGCTGTAAACGTCGCTGCCATTGCTCCGTCCTACCTTTTCGACACTATTAAAATGCTCGCCATGCTTGGCGGCGTACTGTAATATGTTGGCTTCTATACTCATTACGCCCCAAAATTACAATAAATTACGCAATTACGAAAATTTAATCGCAAAAAAAGAGAATGAAGACCCCCGAACAGCTGAAAAAGGACATAATTAGCGACATGCGGGTCGAACTTTCGGAAGAGTTCGACAAGAACTTCAACCGCAAAGCCTTTTTTACCGAAAAGTGGAAAAAGCGCAGGAACCCAAACGCCCTCGGCTCGCTGCTGGTCGTTACGGGCAGCCTCCGTAAGTCCATACAGGCAAAGGAAACGCCCGTTGGTGTTACGTTCACCTCCAACCAGCCCTATGCCACGCTGCACAATGAGGGCGGAAAAGGCTCGGTAACGGTGCGACAGCACACACGTAAGAGCAAAAAGGGTAAGACCTACACAGTGCGCCAGCACGCCCGCGCTGTAAAGGTGCCGCAGCGTCAGTTTGTCGGCGACGGCGAACACACGCAGCGCATCATAGAAAATGTAATTAACGACAACCTGGAGCAGTACAACCAGGAACTAATTAAAGCACTGAAAAAATGAGAAAAAAGCTATTTTTTGCCATTGCCCAGCGCATCAAAGAACAGGTGCCAGGCGTTAAGTTTATCGACCTTTGGAATGAGCACCTCGCAGAGATTAAAAGCACCACTGCGTGGCCTGTGCCCTCGGTCTTTATTGAGTTTGAACAGTACGACGTGCGGCAGTGCGCTAACCACGTCTGCATGGCCGACGTGCCCGTGCGGCTCCACATCATTACACGCACGAAAAACTACACCGCTGGCATAGACGACAAACGCCTCGAGGCGGCTCTGGACTATTTCGACCTGATAGACCAGGTGCACGCGGCCATGGCCACGCTGGCAGGCGACAATTTCAGCACCTTTATGCTCACTGCCTCGGCCACCAACCACAACCACGCCGAACTGATAGAAAGCATAGAGCGATACATCACCCGCACACAGTTCACGGCTGGAGCCAGAACGGCACAGCTGCAAAGAATAGACACACTACGCCTGAAATGAGGAAAGCCCGCCAGCACTTTGAGGCTGTCGGGCTTTCGCTTAAAATTCCAGCTGACCGCCGAAAAGGTCGGGTTGCTGTGGTAGTTGTTGGGCGGGTGGCTCTGGTGGTATATTCAAATAATTTAAGTACGTTCTATAACACATCGGGTAAATGGGGTAAATATACTTTTTCCACACCGCCTTGTAGCATTTTGCGTTATTCCCAGGCTCATAGTGCTGCTCGGTCAACGCTTTAATCAATTTTACACGGTCATACGTGCTTTTGTAATGCCGAAATTTGCCCATTTCCCGATTTTTTTGTACTTTTGCAGCGTCCTTTATAACACATCGGGTGCACGGTTTCCAGGGCTACGGCTTACGGGGGTCGTGCTTTTTTTATGGCCGCTTTCATGGCCTATGCGTCTGTTACTGAAAGCGGGATAATGTGCCAGCCTTTCTCGTCCTTGTACTCGGCGCGAATGTACTGCTTTGTTTCGGCAGGCTGGTAGCTTTCCTCGATGATACGCACACCCTCCTGGAATGTCTCGTCGCCGCTGTCGTCGGCCATTTTGCGCAGCTGGAGCACACGGCTGGCCTTTAGCGTGCCTTTCTGGTCGCGTGCCAGCAGACGCATTACAGCGTTCACCAGCGTGCGGCTGTTCTCGTCCTTTGCCAGGCTCTCTATGTAGTTGCGCACCATTTCGATGCCGTCCTCCACTGTGTCGCGGTATGCGTCTATGGTGTTACTGCCCAAAGTTATGCGCATGTTTCCGTCGCTGGTGGTAAACGTGTGGCTGTGCTGGCCGCTCTGTTTGGTCAGGCTCATAACGTCGGCCTTCATGTCCAGAACCGTGCGGAAATTGCCGAACACCGTATTTTTTACGGCCTTAATCTGTTCAGACAGGCTTTGCAGCTCTGGAATGGCCAAAGCCACCTGCTCGTCCACAAGCTGCGCGTACATTTCGCGGTTTTCCTTGCGCCTCTGCTGGCGCGCTTTCTTTTCCTGTTCCTCTTTGAACGCTGCAAACTGTGCCTGTTCCTCTGCTGTCATTTCGACAGTCGTTGTTTTGTTTTCGTCCATGTTTAACGGGGTTTTAATAGGTGTTTATATTCTCTTTAATGTGTCGGTGCAAGTCTTTGCGCCCTCGGTGTCGCCATGTACCAGGAACGACAGAACCTGGAACACCACGGCTGTGATTTTCAGCAGGCCGCCTAAAACGGCTAACGGCAGACGAACTGCCACCTTCAGATAGTTTAATACATTCTTTTTCATTGTCTTTTTGTTTTTATGGGTTAATGTTCAAATAGCACCTTTATGCCGCATGAGCTGGCCACGTCGAGCTCCAGCTTCGCGCCTTTCGACAGCTCCCAGCCTTTCAGCATGTAAATATAGTCGCAGCGCACCAGCAGACCTATGTCCCTGCGCATGTGCTTTGTCCAATGCTCTGACTGCGGCACACCGTTGTGAAACGGGTTTACAGGCTCATAGCCTGCCTTTTCCAGCACTGCGGCTGCTCTGTCGAACGTGTCCATGCGCTCCACAAGGTCGTGGTGGGCTATGGCTCCACTTATGTAACACTTTGGGGCGTTCTGTTCGCGCAGCTTTTTTAAGCCCGCCAGCCTGTCCAATGCCTCGCGTATCGGGTCGCCACCACTTACGGGCTTGTAGAACTCGCGCACGTCGCACTTAAAGCAGTACCCGTGCACGGTAATACTCTGCTTTTTCTTGTCTTTCTTTTTACTCATTTCGTTTTATTTAATTGGTTGTTACTCGTTTTCATCATAGACCACGTCGTCGCGGTATTCCTGCATGTCTGCCTGTGTCTGGCACCACTCTGCCAGCTCACGCATAAACCAGCAATATGCCTCGGTGTCCATGTCTATGGTGGCCTCATTTATTTTGCGCTGGGTCTCGCGCATCATGCTGTCCGTGCTCATGGTCAGTTCATGTGTTTAAGGCCGCTTTCTGTGGGGTACAGAAAGACCACCTTTTTATGTTCTGTGGTTACGTCGTCCACTGCGTCGTGGTCTTTCACCTTGTTGTTAAACAGGTACACCAGGTTGCGCAGACGCTCCAGCGGGATTTTATTAAAGTCGGCTTTCTTGGCCGCCCTGCACGCTATGGCCTTTATGACCGTGGCGTTGCTCTCACGCCCGCACATCTTTAGCCAGCTCCCTATGGCTGCCATGCACTGCTTGCGCAGCTTGTCGTAGTCCTGCTGCTTGTGGCCGCTCGCCTGTGCCGACAGTTTGCCGCAAATGTCCACCAGGTCGTGGGTGTCTATGTCGCGGCTGCTCTCCACGCCGTATGCCTCTATGAGGCTGCGCTTCTCGTCGTCGCTCATGCCCAGCACGCTGCAAAGTGTGTGGAACTTTTTAAGCAGCCCTCTGTGGATTTCGTCCATGGTTTTGTTTTCTTTCATTGTCTTGGTGGTGTTAAAGTTCTGCCCAATACTCACGTGCGCCCTGCTCCCAGATAGTGAAGTCCTGGCCGCCCTCGCCTTTGTCGCTGTCCTCGTAGCGGGTGGTGGCAAATGCCTTGTAACCCTCCACGCGGATTTTTATGTCAGCATCGTAGCGTATGTTTTTGGCCATGTTGCCCTTTGGCTGTCCTTTGTCCTCATGGGCTATAAAGACAAACAGGGTGTTGGGGTTGTCGTCTTTCAGGCGGGTGTAGTCGCGCATGGTAAAGCCTATCCAATAATTTACACTGTCTATTACCACAATGTCGGGCGCGTTCTTTTTGGTCAGGCGTTCCCGTATGTCCTTGAGGCTTTCCTTTTGCAGCAGTATTATTTTGCTGCCTGCTTCCTCCATGCCGACACGCTCCCAGGCTTTTTGCAGCGACAAGCTCAAACCCTGCTCCAGGCTGTTGTAGGCCACGCGTCCGAAGTTGGTAAGATATTTGCACAGCTGCATTACGTAGGTCGTCTTACCGCTTCCGCTGCCGCCGTACACTATCCACGCGCCCCGCAGTTCTGGCCGTCCCAGGCTTGCAAGCCACGCCCCTGTAAAAGGGGCTGTTTCAAACTTGGCCTGCATCACGTTCTTATTACTTATCGCCCTGCGCATGTCTTCTAATTTAGGGATATTGTCAGCTGTGGCACGCCGTTAGGGGTGCTTATAATTATGCTGCGGTCTGTTGAAGTTATAAAATGTGTGGAACCCAGGCACTCCCATGCGTTCCTGCGCAAATACTGAAAACTGCGCACATAGTCCAGCACCCCATTTATAACGGACTCACACTCTGCGTCGGCGTATTCTGCCCCTCTGTCGTAGGGAAAGCCTACCAGCAGCGACAGCACCCAATTAGGCGTGCGTTTAGGGCGTATGATATTAAAGCGTGCCATTACTGTGCCCCTCCTTTCTTTTTCGCTGCCCATACAGCGCGTTTTACGCGGCGCAGGTCGCACTCCGCGCCTGCTATTATTTCCTGTATGGTCTTGGGGTCGTTCACGCCGTTGGCCTTGCACACGGCGGCGATGTCCTCGCCATTGATAACCTGGAGCTGCACGAACTTGCGGCCTATGCGGCTGTATATTTCCTCGTAGCCTTTCTTTTTGAGCCTTACGCCGCGTTCTATGCGGTTTTTGAGGTACTCGGTGGCCACCATGATAATGCCGCAATGACCCTCCAGCTGATTATACAGGGAAATGAAAAAATAGAGCACCTGGTCGCGCAGCTTGTCGGCCTCGTCCAGAATGATGAGCGGCGCGTCTGCACTGTTCAGCGTCTCCACTATGGCGTCCATTTGGTCGCTCACACTGCCGCCCACATCTTTGCCCAGGGCGCGCAGCAGCTTGTTTATAAATGTCGGCCTGTTCCAATACTCGCTGCACATTAAATGGTACACGTTCTGCCTGCCTTTGGTGTAGCTCTTTATGGCCTCGGTCTTTCCGCAGCCTGCAAAGCCCGTAATGGCTATTACAAGGCTTTCCTCTTTGGCCTGCTCCATTAAAAAGGCCATGCGCTTGTATGCGCCTGTTTTCACTATCTGCCACGCGCTGGTGTCGTGCCCTATCTGAGCGGCCACGGCGCGCCACATTTCGTCGCTGATAGTTTCCCAATCACCTGAAAGCATCTTGCTAACTGTGGCGGTGCTGGTGCCGTTAAGGCTGCGGGCTGCCTTGTTCTGGCTGCCCATTTTGTCGCAATACTCTTTCAGGCGTGCGGCAATCTGTTGTTTTTCGTCCTTTATCATCGTTTTACTTTTTTATGGTTGTTGCATTTAGAAAATATCGAAGTTTTCGGGGTCTTCGGCCTGCCAGCCCACAGGCATGGCGGGCGTAGGCTCCACAGTCTCATACTGCACGTCGGCTATGGCGGCCTGGCTCATGCGCTGCTGCGCGGCAGGTAACTTGTGCTGTCCGTGGCTGTCCGTCAGCAGCAGGCGGCCTAACAGGAGCGCATCCTGGCGGTCGGTGTCCTGTATCATGCGGTCGACGGTCTGCCATGCTTCGCCCAGCTGCTCCGTTACGTGGTGCTCCAGCTGCTTGTTAAAGTCGCGCACAGCCGCCAGCTGCTCCGCGTCGCCTGGTCTGCGCTCTGCCAGAGCCATGGGCTGCACGTACTTTTCGCGCAGCATGTAACGGCGGCTGCCGTCCTCGTTCACTGCCAGCACCTCGGTGAGGTCGTCGGGGTCAAAGCGCACCTGCCATTTTTCGCCTGCGTGCTCTCTGAATGTCAGGTCGAAACAGTCATAATCGCGCTTAATGCCCAGCAGTGTGGGGCGCAGGCCGCAGCCCTCCAGCGCGTTGGTCAGTCCTGTGGTGGCTCCGAAATACAGCAAATAGCTTTCTTTCGACAGCGGCAGGCGGTTTTCCTCTTTCAGGTTGCCCAGCATCTGCATGAACTTTTCGCGCTTCGTGGCACGCTCGTAGGCCATTATTTGGTGTATCTGTTCACGCACGCCCTGCTCGTCAGGGAAGTGGTGGCGCAGCGCGTTGAGTGCTTCGCTGTTCGGCTGCTTCTTGGGGTCTGTCGTTACGCCGTAGCCCGACCAATTATCGAACTTTTGGCAGTAGCCCATATTAAGGTGCTTAAAATAAGGCTCCACGGGCTTTGTCTTTGCGTTGTGAGCACGGGCAGGGGTAACGTGGCGAGCCATCATTTCGTACAGGTCGGTCATGGTCTTAATGGCGTAGCGGTCGCACTGTATCTGACAGCTGCGCAGCATCTGGCCTGTTAGCTCACGGCTGTGCTGGGCGGCGTTACGCAGTGCCTCGGTGATAAGTGCGGGGGTCTCATGGCTGCCTATGGCGTAGCCAATGGGATAATCACAGCACGGGTCGAGCACCACCTCCAGCGTCAGGCGGTTGTGATAGGTCGTCGTGCGCTGTCCCTGCTTGTTTACGGTCGTCTGCTGGAATAGCAGCTCACATGTCCAGCCGTCCAGCGACCACATGAGGAACGGCGCGGTCGGCCTGCTGCGCTTCACCTGCATGGTGCGCTCGTTGCGGAAGTTGGTAGCACCACGGCGGGCAGCTGCCGTTACCAGGTCGCATTTTTCACGCCACACGGCCACTGCGCTGGCGGTTATCTGCGGCCAGCCTTTCACCTTGGCCACCTGGTTGTATCTGCGCGCCACCTCGGTGTCGGGCAGGTTGTTGTGGTGTGCCAAAAGCACCTGCAAGCTGGCGGTCTGCTCCGCGTCCAGCACCTTGGCGGCGTTCTTGTTCTGGAACTTGCGACTAATCATACACTCATAGCCCTGTGCCTGATACTCCGCGTATTTCATGCGCAGGCGGCGCGGGCTTTGCGGCAGGCTGTTAGGCCAGCGGTCGCACAGGCGTGGCAGCGCAGCGGCGGCCTTTGCCCAGAACTCGCCCGCGTTCATGCGGCCTTTGCTCTGCCTCATGCGGTGGCTGTTCGCCCGCTCCAGCATCTGGCCGAAAGCGGCCAGCACCGAGCAGTTATTGGCATACTCTCTTTGCTTCTCGGTCGTCAGGTGCCGCCCGTCGCTCAATACGTAGTCGGCAAAGAACTGCATCGCCTTGCCGTCAGGCTCCACGCTTTCCACAAATGGCTTGCTTTCGGCACGCTCTTTCAGGTCTGGAAAGCGGCGGTAAACCTCTGCGCGGTACTGCACGGGCAGGCTCTCGACCACATATAACGCGCTGGTGCCGTAGCACGCACGGCGCACCTGCGTAATCTGGCCACGGTGTCGCAGCAGCTTGATATTTGCCGCAGACATAATGCCGTCGGTCAGTTCCGCATGGCTTATGCAAAGCGCATTGTTATACATTTCCATAGTGCCCTCCCTCTGTTACAGTTCTACATGGCAGCCGCAGAGCTTTACAGCTTCCTGCTGAATGTCTCCTATTTTTCTAAATGGCACATCGTCCCAGCATTTTACCACCTCGCCACATTTCAGCAGCTCAATGTGGCCTGTGTTCTTGTTGGCCTCTATGAGCACATCGTTGGGGAAATACTGCCGCATGAAGTTGTCCGCGTCGTGTATGGTTTCCATGGCAGGGGTTAGCAAAAGCAGGATGCCCCTGTTCTGATAAGCGGCGCAACGTATGCGTTTGCTTTTCGGGCTATTGTCGCGGAACGACAGGGCGCGCCATACGCTCACGCTCGTAGTGTTGAACTCTTTAACAAGCATTTCACGCACCTGCTTGCTTACCTCGATTTGTCTTTTTGGTTTCATGTCCTTTATTTTTATGGGTTTATAATCTTTACTTTTAGGGTTTTCCCTTTCCGTATGTGGGCAAAATTTTGTAACTTTGGCCGCGTTGTAATATCTTACAGCGTTGCAAAATTACGGAATTTCCGTAAAACAGCAAAACATTTTACGGAAAAATTGTAGTTTATTACTGAAATAATGGGAAAGGAACAGATAAACACCAGGGTTTTAACCGCTTTAGCTGCCGTTTTAGATGCTCATAAAGAGCTAACAAAAACGGGGTTCGCTCAATTATTGGGCATAAAGCCCTCCACATTTACGGAAATTCTGAAAGGAAGAATGAACGCGGGTAGCGATTTAATGGCATTACTTACATCAAATTTTGGTGTATCTGCTACCTGGTTACTTGTTGGCACAGGCGACATGTTCACAAAAGAGACACCAGGGCAGACCACCAGCGGCGACCCGTTGGTGGATAGGTTGCTGCACATCATTGACAAGAAGGACGAACTCATAAGGCAACAGGCCGAAGACATAGGACAGCTGCGCGAACAGCTTGCACAGCTCAAAGCTCGCCTACAAAAAAGTGCCGATGCTGCCAGCACCGAAGTTACTGCACATGTCGGGTAATGGGGTGGGCACTATGTGCACCTCGCGACCCCCTGAAATAACGAAAAAGGCACTAAAACGCTTTTTTCTGCACGTTAAATCGCCGTTAAATGCGTTTAACTTGCTTATTTTCAGAGCAAAATACCCTATTTATTAGGGGCGTTTTTCCTATGCGTTAAATGGAATTAAAGGGGGTGTTTCTGCCCGTTTTTTGCGGTTTTTGCCTTGATTTTTTCCCTTAAAGGGGTCGTTGCTTGCATAAATTGTAACCCCATTTGTAACCCCAACTGTAACCCCAACCCCATTTTTAGCCCTTTTTGCGACCCCGAAAATGGAACGAAAAAGGCACTTTTGGGCAGCATTTTTTCGGCCTCCAGCCCTGCCCATTTAACGGGTCATTTAACGGTCGTGTAAACACCCCTCCAGCCGCCTGCCTCGTCGCCCATGAGCGGCCACCATGCCACCCAGCTGCGCCCCTGTCCGATGCCCTGGAACCTCCGAAATGGGGGCTTTTTCGTGGCCACACGCAAATGGTATCCCACCACACGCCCAGACACCCCGCAGAAAGCCCCATAAAGCCTCGTGTCGCCTTGCTTCGCACCCTTTCCCTGCCGTTCTACCACCCACAAAAGAAAAGCCGCCAGGCGTGCCGTTTTTAGCGGTCATGCCCAGCGGCTCCATGCCGTCAGCAGCTCCAGCGTCTGGTGCGCCCAGCTCAAAGCTCAAACCCCACCATTTCCAGCTGTCGATTAAACCAAATTAAACCCGAATTAAACCTGCCTTAAAGCCCCATTTAACGGGTGCGCCTCCAAAATTAAACCAGAATTAAAGCAAATTCAACTTTTTGCACGTTTCGTTTTTCCAGCGTCCAACCCTCCAAACCTCTGTAACTTCCTATAAATAAAGGCCATCCCGTCATTTCCCACACTCACACATTATGCTCGTTTCGTTTTCCTGCCCATAAGTGCTATAATCACATCAAGCAAGGTATTATGCTTTTGCTTTCTGCCTCGGCTCTCTGTCTGATAATCCTTACTCTCTAGTATATTATCATTATGTGTCTGTTTATATACACTTATAGTCCTATAGACCCAAATTGAAAGCGTAGAAAGGAACTCTTTATATTCTTTACAGCCTTCCTCTGTAAATTTCGATTTTATTTTTTCTGATTCAAAATCAATAATCTCCTGAGGGGATGCACCGAAAATGGTATCATCACCACTTTCTTCATTCTGCTCACCTGTCAAAACAACTTTTGGCAAAAAGAAAATTACATCCTTTGCTGCTTTACTATAACAATACCCTACATACCCAAAAGAATATTGGTCTTCTTTTACAGGAATAGACACAACATCTTTGAGCACATCTCTGACTGTCAGATTATCTCTGACTGTATCATTCAGATTATATGGGTATCCTTCAATGAATAATAACATAATTATTCTATATTTCTACAATAGCAACATTTAAATTTAAATTAAGACGTGATGAAATCTCTTGGATTTTTGTTAATTTAGCATCAGTTGATAACTTTGTAGTGAGATAATACCCTCCATCCAATGCACGTTGTGAATTGGCGTATCCTCTTCCATCTTCAACAAACTTTTCTTTTGAGATAAAAGGATAGTCAGACAATTGCAAATTTAATTGATACACTTTTTCTGGACCTATTCGGTTAATAAATCTGGTTAATGTGTTTGTTGAATTATTATCTTCAAGTATTATCCCGTCAGGAAATACTATTTTAAGATGGCGTTTTGTATAAATGCCATTATGTAGGACGTTATCATCCACATCATCATTAAATACCAACTTCAAGACACCAAGATAATCCATCATATCTATAAGTTTCTGTTTTCCTCCATCACCATACAATTCAGAGAAGGAAACATCCTCTGTATCACTAACCTTGAATATATCACCCTCACCATCTTTGCAGACATCATTCCATAGATAGAAAAGAATCTTATTCAACAGCATTTTTTCAGTGATTATTCCATTGCTCGGATTAACAAAATAGTCACCAAGCATCTTGTCTTCAGAACTTGTTGCTTCAAAAATACGCCTGTTTATTTCTTTCTGGAAAGATACCCACGAATAAGCTTCTCCTTGAATATCAATCATCCAATTAGTATTTTTATATTTGATTGGCTCATATTCCCAATCCCAACGTCTTTTGAACGCACTGTCAATAGGAAATAAGGATTGGTCGGAAGTATTCATTGTGGCATAGATATAAAGGTTTGAAGGCAAACAAAGTTCTCCATCTTTAATGGCATCATTACCTTCACCCATTTCATCTTCAAGAAAAGCCTTCAAATCGGCATCTGCTTTAATTGTGTATTCAGAAACACCGTATTCATCCCTGTCAAGCAATTGAAATAAATCACCGAATATCTGAGCACAATTTCCTCTGTTGATTTCTTCTATAATAAGATACACGTTTTCATCAGGTTTTCTATAAGCTTGCATATAAGCATTCAAGAATGCTTGAGGAATGAACTTATATGTAATTATATCCTCACTCAAATCTTTACCATCTTTTAATCTTACGGTTTCTTTTCCAAATAATCCATATAATGGGCGTTCACTCCTTGTTGGTTTATATGCCCCAACAAATGTAGAATAATCGCTATCCGGATGAAATGTTGTTCTAAATATATTTTCCTTTGGAACACCTTCCAATTGTTCCTTTATCCTGTGAGACTTTCCCGTACCTGGAGCACCATAATAAATAATTTGGTAAGCACTAGATTTATCAGGATATTGTTTTTTTACCAATAAACTAGCATTACTATTATTTCTATTTGCACCCAACATTTTTGCCATTTGCCAAATTGTCGATGCGTATCCATATTCAAACTTATCTATAGCTGATTGACCACTTAATAAGCTACGCGCTTCATCCGCTGTAATATCAGGTTTATCGATATACAATTTATAGAATTCCTCCAACAAATCTTTTGAGATTGTTCTAATTCCATAAGCTCCTTTACTACGCGATATTACTTTATAACACAATCTATCCTGATCAAGAATTTCCACTTGACCACTTTTCGAAAGTTCTCCAATTTTCAAACCATTATCTATCATAGCTAATAATTTTATTCGAATGGTTCATTTCCACACTTATGTGCGAATTTACACATAAATGTAAAAAGTATCAAGCAAACATACACAACTTCCATTCTACTCATTTCCTGTCTAACTGCAACAGCAGGTATTTTCCACAACACTTCTTTTTCATCTGACTGACCAGTTATCCCAGAGTTATGCATACATCAATACAATATCCTTAGACTACTATATAAAAATAGCGGTATAAACAAATCATTCCATCTATACCGCTAATATTCAATTAAAACAATTAGTATTCACTCTCTTTCAAATAAATTCCTCCTCTTTAGTTCAATAACGTACGATCAGACAAGTCCACCTTCGTAAACTTATATCCAAGACGTTTCAGGCCCAATGCGGCTCCAATATTATACATTACCTCACAGGCACGCGAAAAAGCATAATACGCCAACGGGCTTTGCGGTTCTATCTGCTCATGACGAATCATATCGACAGCTGCCTGCGCACAACGGCGAATCATTTCTTCCAGACTCTTTGCTTCTTCTCCATCGAGCGGCATTCCCAAGATATCACGCACAATATGCTCATCCATATCGTCGAATCCCTGCTCTCCGTAAAAGAACTTGTATTCTGCCTTGGAAAACACTTCCCAGCTCATATCCCATCCATAAGCCATAGCCAAGCCCAAATAAGCTGCCCAAGCCACCGATACGGTAGGATAATCGCGTACCTGCTCTACCGCATCAGCCAAATATTCGGGTGCCAGCTTTTGCCAGTGTTCTGTTATATCATCTGTAGCCAACAATACACCCTCCAACTGATGATAAGAAGTACATAAACGTAAAAGTGTTTGCTGCATTTTATCTTCAAAACGATCTAAGTATTCTTTATCTCCCATAATTTATAATAATATCTCAAGTTTCGGTATCCGACCTCCTGCCGCATACATATCGCAAAAGTAACAAATTCCATCCAAAACTTTATCTTCCCTTTGCTTCAATTCTACAAGAACCTCAAAAGGCTATTCGCTACTCGTTCGACAAATCGCTACAGTTTCCTGAAACACAGGGAGAAAGTATTTCGCCGAATAATTTATTGAATAAAAAAGATAAAAAAACGCTCCGAACACTTGCATATTTAAATATAAAACCATACCTTTGCAGCGCTTTTAAGGAAAACCTCTTCGGGGTGTAGCGCAGTCCGGTTAGCGCACCTGCTTTGGGAGCAGGGGGTCGTGGGTTCGAATCCCGCTACCCCGACGAGTAAACCTAAAAAGAGAGAATGATTGTTCGGGGTGTAGCGCAGTCCGGTTAGCGCACCTGCTTTGGGAGCAGGGGGT